GTTGTTTTTTAACCTCGATTTCAAATCGGTTATTTTACCCGATGTGTCTAGGTTTCTCTTTTTACACTCTTCCACGAGTTGTTCCTTTTTCATACCACTAAATCCGGGTTCTTTTTTCTTTTTAGGTGGTGCATGTTGAGTAATAATTTCACCGAATATTTCCTCCTTCGTGTTTGTAAATAATGGATCGAGTAAATCACATACAGGATTCAGGAATTTATTGACAAAGTAATAGTGATAATCTACAGGTACATCATGCTCTTCGACGTATTTAGGATCTTCAGATTTTTCAAAGGCTCGTGCTTTCGGATCACCTGTTTTTGTGAGTAGATATGGGACCCGGTCACCCGATTGTGGCTCCGAGCCAGGTTTCCTATCGCGCATCTTATTGACAACCTGGACATGTGCTTGATTGATGTATATACTATCGGGGCTCGTTATTGAGACATTTTGCCCCTTCACCTTATACGAATCCGAAAGAGATTGACTCAAGATCAGCTTATCATTGTGTATGTCGCCAGATAAGAGTTCTATAGCGCGTTCTCTCGCAAGTTCGAGTGGTGGACCAGGGTCACTCGAGGTGAGAACTACATCTAAAAGCTCCTTGCAAACCTCTCGAACATGAGGTGTATTGTCTCTGCGAACAACCTGAAGCCCCTTGATATCTATGTAATCCATATGCATGTTTCCATCCTTACCCTGTGTCCAAAGTTTCGCGGCGTACCTCTTCTTCGAGTACAAGAAATATGGCCAGTACACCTTCTCAAGTTCTAGGTTATTGGGCTTTTTGAAGAGGGCGCTACATTCTGTCGCCGCCCTTTCACCAATCTCCCAGCTGTATTTTACAGCGTCTTCACCCGTCCGATCACCCACATCAAACTCAACCATCACAGAATCCGTGTCACCGTACCTTACCTTCGCACCCGGAAAGTTCTTTTCAACATATGTCTTGGTCTCTTCGATCATCTCACGCCCCCTACATGTCGTCGTAGATGCGATAGGAACACATGGAAGAATACCTTTACCCGCACCAGTAAATCCATATACCGAGTTCATACTAATTTTGTATGCCAACTGCTTACCGTTATAGACTTCCTTCATCGCACCAGTTGCGGCGGCCATATCTCTCTTTGCCTTTTTACGAAACTGTTTAAGCTCCAACAGAATGGCTGGTAAAAGACTGGGGACGTCTTGTGCGAATTTATAGGTTCTGTTACCAATGTTAAACGTTTCATATGTGACACCGGGGATATTCCCATAGTCTTTCTCATTCATAACATATGACGAGTAACATAGATTATGGGCCATCATGATACTCGGATACAGCGCTTCAAAATCTAGGGCTGTGATGGGTGTATAATAGGCTCCTTTTTGAGCGTCAAGTACAGTTGCACCTTCGTAGGGTTCTTCGGGTATAGCACCCCATCTAATCGTTGGTACCATAAATCCTAGTTCTCGAGCCTTTTTAGTCAACTGACTAAAAACCTTAATCTGTTGTCCACGCTCTACGAGGAAACACAGGGGTACCCATGTCGCTTTAGCCATCTCTAACAAGTTCAAAAGAATACATAATTTTTTCATTAGTTTATGCGGAAGTAAAGTATCCTTAATACAATACTCTGCGACTTCACCAAGCTTTTTTGGATCTTCTTCTATAAATCGAGCAAACATTTCTTTCGGTGGCATGTCAATCTTTTGATCTCCGAGGTACAATTTAGACACATTATTTAGACTATACGAATCGAGTTTATATCCTTTCTTCACTTCATGGAATAAATCGAAAACAAATCGACCGGACATTGGAAGGAGTTTCAATGTATTATCACCCAAAGCACTCGAACTCAATTTTTTAATTGAAATATCACAAATCTGATCCTTCAATTTTCCGAGCTTGAAAAAATCGGGGTTACATCCGAGTAAGTGTGCACGTGTATGAATATAGTTGAAATCGAAACCGAAGACGTTCCATCCCGTGATGATATCAATGTCCTTTTTTTGCATGTACCTTTGAAAAGCTTCAAGCATTTCCCTCTCTGTATCAAAACTCACAACATCGTCACCTTCGGTTTTTTTGTAGCATAGACAAACCTTCTCATACGGTTCATCTTCACCAAATTTACAAAGTGAAACTGCAATCTGAAAACACGCATCACCCATGATGGTTGGATCAGGAAATTTACCAGTGGAACTGTTACACTCGATATCAAATGATGCGACCACAAATGGGGCGATATCATCTCTATCTACGGGTTTGAGCGTATTCCATTTATTGCAAAATAAATCAATATCTACATTCGCGAGATGTGAACGAATACATTGATCACCCGTGTCAAGCCAACCAGTCGATTGAATACCAGTTCTATGCATCAGGCGGAGTACGGGATCTAGGTTTGATTCGTACACTTTCAATTTTACCATCCCAGATGAAATACTCAAGGTGTTTTTTAGAAAGTAATCGACCCGTCTTCTCATAGCTAAATTCACGAAATCAATTTTCATATACGCAAACTCTTCACTATTCTGAAACCCCCAAACATCTTTAGCTTTCATGATTGAATATGATACGAGACATTCAGGACATTTTCTATTTAGGACGTCGAATATTTCCTGTGCCGTCTTTTGTGTAGCACCTTTCGGAAACTTAACGAAAAAGTACGGGGTAAATGCAGTAGTAACACAAACTGATTTACCTTCCTGAGTTTTCCCAAATATACTCACTAAATGTTCATCATCGACATCTCTGGCTTCCCAAGTCAAGGCCTGAAAAATCACCATCGCTTATGTATATCTTGAGCCAAAATTTTAATATCGTTTATTAATAAATGTCAGCCGCTTTAATAGAGCTTGTGTCTGTAGGTGCCCAGGATGTATTCATCACTGGTGATCCCGAGGTTAGCTTTTTTAGACAAAACTATAAGCGCCATACCAACTTCGCAATGAAGCCCGAGCGCATGGATTACATCGGTACCTTCGGTGCCAACAATGAGATTACCATCCCCATCCGTTCAAAGGGTGACCTCATGAGTTACATCTGGATCGAGGATACTAACATCGCCAATATCCAAACCAACACTAACGGTCTGTTCTCCGCGGGTGCGTCGGGTCCTACTGAATTCAGTCTGTGGATCGGTGGTCAGAAGGTGTCTCAACTCGACTCCCTTTTCATCCAAGGTGTACACAACCCCCTTCTCCGTGATTCTGCGGCGAAGGCTTCGTGTGCCATCACAACCAATAACAAGAAGGCGAACCACGGTGGTGATCACTACATGATTCCATTCTTCTTCGGTGAAGACTGGACCAAGTGTCTTCCATTAGTGGCCCTTCAATATCATGACGTCGAGATTCGCATCAAGTGCCGTGACGGTTACACACCAGCTGGTAGCCCCCAGGTTTGGGGTAACTACATTTACCTGGATACCGATGAGCGTTCCTTTTTCGTCGATAACGAACACGAGATTCTGATCACACAGACTCAGCACCAGTTAGCTAACAGCGGTGATACTGAGTTCGATCTCAGCTATTTCAACCACCCAGTCAAGTCCCTTCACCTCGTATCCGGTAAGGCGGCTGGAGATGACTGGGACACCGAATACTCATTCGGTAAGTCTTCCCTTTACATTAATGGTGTAGCCTTGTTCGAGGAAACTTCCGCGGTGTATCATCACACAGTTGTACCCGAGATGCACAGTACAGATCTCCCAGATGATATTCTTGAGGATCTTCCCACTTTCACTTGGCCTTTCTGTGTAAACCTAAGCAAGACACAGCCCACGGGCACACTAAACTTTTCCCGAATTGATAACGCTAAGCTCACTGTAACTTCACCCACTGGTGGTAATGGTCTTCACCGCGTGTACGCCGTAAACTATAACATCCTCCGTATCCAGAAGGGTATGGGTGGTGTCGCGTTTGGCAACTAAGTTAAAAGGTACGAATAAAAATTTATGTAAAATGGTTAAATCTTCCTCACGAACCCGTAAGGCGTCCAAGTTCACGATCGATCTTGGACCCGAGATCGATAGGGTCGTCAAGAAGAAAAATCTAAAAATCAAAAAGCAACGGGTCATAATCAAGGCTCTTGAACAGGAACGTGATGAACTCAGGAATAGATCAAGTGATTTGAAGATGAAGAAGCAAAAATTGTATGTCTCCAGTCTTCAAGCCATGGTAGATGACCTCACCAAAAAATTGGAAGCGTCTGAAAAACGGGTGCCCACAAATGAACAACAAAGAGCTATGAATCTGGGATCTAAAACAATCAGCATCAATGATAAGACTATTGAAGAAGCTCGTAAACGTATACTCAAGGGAAAACCCATTTCAAATATGCAGTCACGTACGAAGACACTTATTCATAGGGCGGGTAAATGGGATGAATTCCGTGAATTGGAATCACGAGTCAGGCTTGGACCCACTCAATTCGCACAACTACGTGCAAAAAGATTACTTGGTGTTTAATAGTCTCTCGAGTCGTTCCTTTTCTCTTCTCATAAAAATTGTGAGTTCCATGACTTCCCCAGTGAGTTTGACTTTCCCAGCTTGACGCATCCACATTACGTGTTCAACCTTTGTGACATCAACACACGACATCTTGGTGGCGGGTGCTTGACTATGATGTACTGCTAGGACCATCGCATCCTTTTTAGTTTCCTTTGGAAGTTGCATTCCTTCATGGCATACAACAACATGTGCACCAGAACATCCAGCTACGTGCATCCACCAATACCGTGGACTACTCGAGACTGTAAGTTCGTCGTTTTCTTTTGCATTCTGGCCAACACGTATAACGGTACCATCGAGTGAAGTGTACTCAAGCATGAATATACATAATATTTTTTCCTTATATTCTATTAATGCACGTCGTATTACAACCTAGTCCTTCTATTACACATAAATATCGAGTTATTCTACCAAGTAAGAGAGTCATAGATTTCGGTGAAAGTGGAGTTCAACATTATATAGACCATGGTAACCCACGACTCATGCGAGCACATCTTATTAGGAAAGGTGCTATCATTCCTAAGAAGCTGCGAATAGAGAGGGATCCGTATGAGATACAAAACGAGATGTTGAAAATCAAAGAAAGTTCTAAAGAAGATTGGGAAGATTTCTTCCGGGCGGAATACTGGGAAAGGTGGATACTCTGGACTTACCCAAGTGTCACAAAAGCTAAAATAAATATGACCATGCGTCAAGGTATACTTTTTATGCCGGTATCAGAAGATCTATGGTTTTCTAATTGCCGGTAGACCCGAAACCATCCTCACCCCTGAGTGTCTCTTCAAGTAGACCAATTTCCTTAATCATAGGTGTATCACACCTTTCCAAAATAAGTTGAGCGATACGATCACCCTTCTTGATTTCAAAGTCTTCCGTACCATGATTGAATAGGACGACCTTGACTTCA